CATCGCCACGAACGGCTGAGCAGTCTGAATCTGATGACCGGGAAGTTGGGTCAACGGGCGTGCGGCGCGGGCCGCACCAAGGATGTGTTCCATCAACCAAGCGTCACGCTGCGGATCGCCGTTGTTGATCTGCGTCCACTTGCGGCACGACACCCAAGCGATGTATTCCTTCACTACGGGGGGAATGTCATCCCAAGTCGCAGACCCGTACACCACATCAAGGCAGATGTTGGTGGCATCGGGAAACTCGTTGCTGTATCGGTCGATGTCAAACACGAAACCATTGACGGCATCGAAGTGGCGGTAGGCATGGCGACCGGCACCCCACACGGCCAGCACGGTGCTTTCCAGCGTGATCTTGAACGGCGTGCCGGTGGGCGTGTACTCACGGCCACGGTACACATTGAACTCAAACCCGGCAGCAAGGATTTCCTTCGTGACCTGATCGAGCATTTCCTCTGCTCGGCCAGCATCGCTAGTGCCGCCAGTGTCGAGTGCCGCGTAACTGAGTTGGTTGGTCCACCACGCCATCCGATTGATGGCACCAAGTTTGGACAAGCCGAGAGTGGGCATTACTCGTCACCTCCGACAAAAGCCGCTGCGTTGACAGTCGTAAGACCAGCAGGGGCAGTCAGGCGAATGAAGAACACTTCGTTGGCCTTGAGGCGAATCGCTCCGGGGAACGAGTCATCGGCCTTGTTCGCGTCAGTGTACTTGGTGCGGATCACGACCACGCTGCCACTGGGGGCAACGGTGTAAGCCTGCTTTGCCGTGGTGGCGGGGCTTCCGTCATCTTGACGATCAGCATTGACAACGGTAACTGCTGCTCCCGTTCCGTCCGTATCGCAGGTGCAGTATTCGATCTTGACGGCTTTCTCGGTGGCGGCACCGCCAGCACCCTCAAACGACACCTCCATCGCGGTGAGGATGATGCCATGAGTGGACGGGGACTTGACACCGACAAGGTGTACGGTTTGGGACGCAGTCAGAGGGACTGCTCCAGTATTGAGTGCGAACTTGCGACCTGCCATGTGTTCCTTTCTCAGTTAGCGCGGTGCTGCGCTAACTGCTAGTCTACTGATCCGCCACCCGGTATTGGTGCCACATCTGGAGGACCAAGTGGTGGCGGTGGTGGCGGCTCAATGATTCTACCTCCACGAATCGTTGCATCATCTCCGGGCTTTGGTGGACCAGAAATTGAAATTTGACCACCAGTCGAGAATGACGAATAGCCATACCCAACGGGAATGGTGCTAAGAAGGAAGGCCCTTTTTCTCTTCCAGTTGACTACGAGTTCCTGCTTAGGCGGATGTGCTGGCTTCTCGCAGCAGACAAGGTTCTGAATCTTGCCCGGAGCGTCCACTGATACGGAAGAGATGCTTCCGGTTGCGTTTGACGCAAGAAGCCTTCTCGTCTTTCCGCAGCAGTTGTTGCTCATAACCAAGCACCACTAACCTTGTAGAAGACTGTTGCCGTTTGCCAAGTTCCAGACACCTTGATGTACGTGACAGTTGCCGACTGCCACGTTCCCGACACCTTGATGTAGGGAACAACCGCTGGTCCCGCACCAGTGCTTCTCAGAAGTGTTAGCAGCATGGCTTAGCCTTCTGCTTGCAGAGCAACGATGTCCGCTTCCACCTTGGCAATGTCGGCCTGTATGGATGTGATTTGATTCACATCTCCGATGGCGACGGCAGTACCCATCTGACCACTCAAGTAGGACAAGCGAGTTCGCAACACTTCGATGAGTTCTTGGTTGGTCATGGTCACACCAGCGGGATGAGTTCTTGGGTGCGGGTCGCAAGATGCGACTGGAGGAACACGATGTCGTACTTGTCGGTGCCGTCGATGGCCACATAACACGCCATGCGGTTGCCGAGAGTTGCCGTGCCCGCTTGGATTTCGTCGGTCGGCGTGTACGGCATGAGTACGCGGTTCTGCACATCAAACCTGAAGATTTGGCTGACCTGCGAAGCGACGTACGAGTTCAGATAGAACATGCGACCTTCACTGCCGAATGGTGAGTAGCAACCACTCAACTGTGCCGAAGTCGTGATGCCGCCGTCGATCACGATGGCGTTGGTCCAAGTTCCAGTGATGCCGTTCGCAATATCAAACACATCAAGGTTTGCTGACGTTCCTCGCCAGCAAAACAGGTGCGAGTGCCGTGAGTTCTTGGCCGTGTCGGGCCTGATGCCAAATGCGGGCATCCACATCATGCCCGACGCACCGGCGTTGGCTGCTGCCGCAAAGTACGTCGTACTCCAAGCATTTGCGTTGATGCTGTTCGTGCCGTTGTTGATTGTCGCATCGGTGTAGTTGTAGGTATAGACCGTGGTTGTTGCAGTACGCAGGATGACGAGGTTGGGATACTCGATCACGAACTTGGCCGACGATGATGGAGTGGTAGTCCATGCCGTGCCCAAGGTGTAGACCGGGCTTGGTCCCGCCGTGTGGCTTGAGATGATTCGCCGCTGACCAACTGATGCTGGGGTTGTGGTGTCCTCGACAATGCGAATCTGAAAGTTGCGGTACTCATTGGCAACGACCGCAGAATCAGCATTGGCTGCACGACCAGTAATCGTGGTGGCAGCAGATCCGGTAGCCGTGATCGCCTTGCGACCATCAATCGTTGCATCTCCAACAATCATGCCCTCGCCCGGCTTTGAGTCATAGGGAACATATTGCTCATCCAAACAAACCAGCGACGAGTCCGTTCCGACAGTCGGAAGGTTCGTTTGGTCGCGGTTTGAGAAGGAGTTCGTCATTGCGTTGAACGCCTTCCACGATCCAAGTGTCGGCGCACCGCTTGAGAGATACAACATGCGGCCACCCATCAGTTCGTAGCGGTCGCTGCTGGTGGGCGTGAAGGTGAGGGCGTTGTCGAGCAGCAGCGTCGGAGTCGTGCCGCCGGTGTTGCCGACGATGAATCGCTCCTCAACCTTTCCAGCCGTGAATCCGATGATGCGAACCTTGAAGCCGTAGTCGCCGCTGCCGCCACGGTTTGCCAGCATGTTTACGCCAACGGCAGTATCGAGAGCCGTGGTCAGCGGGATGCTTGTCGTGGTTGCGCCAGCAGCAATCGTGCCAACCGAACCGAATGACGGAGCAAAGACGGCGGCAGCACCAGCGGCAAATGCCGGAAAGTTGGGGTTGCCGACGAAGTGCCAGCCCTTCGTGATCACGTTGTAGCGGTTCAAGATTACTGCCGACGCGGGGTTATAGATGAACGGATTGCGGCTGACGTCGTTGCGAAGGTCGCTGACCATCATGTTTGGCGCAATGTGGGCGTTGGGAGCAGGAGTGCTGCTCACCCACATCATGCGGTCGATGCCCCTCTTGAAAGTGTTTGCCATGTCAGGTGATCCTTACTCGATTAGTTGAGGCCCATGCCGAATAGTTCTGGTTCAGGACAAGACGGTCGGCACTAAGACCGCCGAGGTTGACGACGTTGGTGCAAGCCGTGACAGTTGCGCAGGTCGTGACAGTCGTGACAGTAGTGCAGGTCGTGAGGGTTCCGCTTTCCAGAATCGCCGTGTTGCGGAATCTCTGCAAGTCACGCGAATAGCCAAGCGGTGCCAGCAACATGCCGAGCATCCGCGTGAGCAGCATCGACAAGCCGCTGTTTGTGCCAACATCGACGGGCAACGGGTTGGTATCGCTGACATCAACCGCCGTTCCATCCGTCCCGACACCGATCTTGACGCGCTGATGCAGCGCGCCGCCAATCTCGTCGGCTGCGACGGTCGCTCCTGATCCGGGCGTATATCCAACATTGTCGGGCATAGTTCACCTCAATACTTGAAATACAAGTCGCCGTCCACGCCAAGTCCAGAACTGGGCACGGTCGTGCCGGAGTAGATTGTAACCGTGCCGCCAGCAGGACCAGTCGGACCCGTCGCACCCGTCGCACCCTGCTGGGCTACGAGCGACCAGAACGTCGGCGACGATGACGGAATGTTGTTGGTGCTTGACGCGATGCAGATGTACGACGACCCGTTGTAGTACACGGTATCGTCAACGTTGTACGTGAGCAGGGATGCCCACGTTCCTTGCCAGATAAAGCC